CAGAGCAGTCGTACAAGCGCATCGGCAGCGTCGTCAAGCAACTACGCGGGGCGATCAAGAACGCAGGCGCGAGCGGCGACTACGAATCACATCGACGCCGCATGGCAGAGCGACAACGCGAAGCCAGCGGCAGCGCTCGTGACATCGGCGACTTGCCCCCAGTCGTCAACCCGGCGCGGCGTGCGGCGTGTCGCGACAGCTTGCGCGAATACTGCGAGCAGTACCACGCGGCAGACTTCCCGCTGTCGTGGTCGCGCGACCATCTGCGGTGCATCGAACGCATCGAAGCGTCGGTGCTGTCGGGCGGCTTGTTCGCACTGGCGATGCCGCGCGGCAGCGGCAAGACGACCATCTGCCGGGCTGCGAGCGAATGGGCTGTGCTGCACGGGCATCGTCGCTTCGTCGCGTTCATCGGTGCAGACGGCGAAAGCGCTGAAGAAAGCGTCGCGGCGATTCGTATGTCGCTCGAAACGAACGACGAACTGCTTGAAGACTTCCCTGAAATCGTCTACCCGATTCGCAAGCTGGAAGGCATTCAGCAGCGTCGGCTGACGTACAAGGGGCGAGAACTGAAGATTGTGATGACTGCCGACAGGCTGGTGCTGCCGAACATGCCGAACGCTGACGGCGCTGGCGGCATCGTGCAAGCACGCGGCATCACGGGGCGGCTGCGTGGCATGCTGCACAAGCGCAGCGACGGCAAGACGGTGCGGCCCGATCTTGTGATTCTCGACGACCCGCAGACCGATGAAAGCGCACGCAGCCCGTCGCAGACTGCCGCACGCGAGTCGCTTATCAGCGGCGCTGTGCTTGGCTTGGCTGGCCCCCGGCGAAAGATTGCAGGCATCATGCCGTGCACAGTCATCAAGCCGGGTGACTTGGCTGACAATCTGCTGAATCGCGACAAGCACCCCGAGTGGCAAGGCGAACGCACGAAGATGGTGTATTCGTTTCCGACGAACACGAAACTGTGGGAGCGATACGCAGAAGTGCGTGCGAACAGTCTGCGAGCGAACGCGGGCATCGCTGACGCGACGGCGTTCTATGAAGCGAACCGCGCGGCGATGGATGCAGGCAGCGACGTGGCATGGCCCGAGCGATTCAACCCCGACGAAGTCAGCGCCTTGCAGCACGCGATGAACTTGAAGCTGCAAGACGAAGCGGCGTTCTGGGCAGAGTACCAGAACGAACCGATGCCCGAAGGCGCTGGTGCACAGAACGCAGTCGACGCCGAGCACATCACGTCGCACTGCAACAGCGTGCCGCGCGCGATGCTGCCATCGTGGGCGACGCGTGTGACCGGCTTTGTGGACGTGCAGCAGAACGTGCTGTTCTGGATGGTCGCGGCGTGGGGCGACGACTTCACGGGCGCTGTCATCGACTACGGCACGTTTCCCGACCAGCGGCGACACTATTTCACGCTGCGTGACGCACGCGTGACACTGCAAGACGTGACGCATCAAGAGTCGGTCGAAGCACGCATCATGGCTGGCTTGCAGACGATCGTGCCGACGATGATGACGAAGCAGTGGAAGCGAGACGGGGGCGACGGCGGGCATCTGACAACGTCGCACATCATGGTCGACGCGAACTGGGGGCAGAGCACTGACACTGTGTACGCGTTCTGCGAGTCGACGCGGCGAGCAGACGTGATGCCGTCGCACGGTCGCTTCATCGGTGCAGGCAGCACGCCGATGAACGAATACCAGCGGCGACCGGGCGAACGCGTCGGCTTCAACTGGCGCGTGCCCATGACCCGCGGCAGACGCGTCGTGCCCTACGTGCTGTTCGACGCGAACTTCTGGAAGTCGTTTCTGCAAGCACGCTGGCGCGTGACCGTCAACGCACCGACGAGCATGGCACTGTACGGGAACAAGCCGGGCGAACATCGACTGCTGGCCGACCATCTGACTGCCGAATACTGCGTTCGCACGAGCGGTCGCGGTCGCGAAGTCGACGAATGGAAGCTGAAGCCGGGCAGCGACAATCACTGGCTCGACTGTCTTGTCGGGTGCGCTGTCGGTGCGAGCATGCAAGGCTGCGTGCTGCCCGGCACGATGGAAGGCAACGGCAGCCGACGCCGCAAGAAAGTGTCGATCCCCGAACACATGAAGCACCACGGATGACGACGATGGCTGGCAACAGAAAACGCGCGAAGCTGCCGTGGGAGAAGTCGAACGGCTTGTCGTGCCCGAAGTGCGGCTGCCATCACTTGCCCGTGTACGGCACGAAGCGAGTCGGAACGCGCGTCATGCGTTATCGTCGCTGTCGGCACTGCGACTTCGGGCCGATTATCACGTACGAATCGCTGAAGCCGAACGGCGACGGGGGGGGCGTGATTCGTCCAGATGTGGACGCGACACGTTGACGAAGGGCGGCGACATCGTTCAGCATGGCGACGTTCACACGCCGCACACGAGCGACGAGCACGGAGAACAAGCGATGAGCAGCGAACAACTGGCGACCGATCTTGAAGCAGCACTGGCGAAGCCGCGCAGCATCATGGTCGACGGGCAGCTTGTGACCAGCAATTCGCTGCCCGAGCAAATCGAAGCGCAGAAAGTCATCGCGGCGACGCGTATCGTCGCGAAAGAAAAGCGGCTGATTTTCAATCGCATCGCGCCGCCCGGTGCAAGCTGATTCGCACTTCGCACCCCACAAGGCTGTGACAATGTTCGAACGACTTCGCAACTTGTTCGCATCGCGTTCGCGTGCTGTGTCGAGCATCGACGACAGCAAGGGGCTGGCGATGCTGCGTGCGATGCGTGCCGTGCAGGCGAAGTACGACGCCGCGCAGACGAACGAAGAAAACCGGCGACACTGGGCGAACGCCGACGCGCTGAGTGCGGCGGCGTGCAACACGCTGGCAGTGCGACAGACGCTTCGCAACCGTGCCCGATACGAACGCGCGAACAACTGCTACGCGAACGGCATGGTGCGCACGCTGGCGTACGACGTTGTCGCCAGCGGGCCGACGCTCGCACTGGACGTGGGCAACGTCGAAGTGTCGCGCCGCATTCGTCGAGCGTGGCAGCAGTGGTGCAACGCTGTCGGCTTCACTGAAAAGCTGCTGACGATGCGGCAGTCGCGCACGGTCGACGGCGAAGCGTTCGCGATGCTGACGACGAACACTGCCATCGCGCACCCCGTGCAGCTTGACGTGCGGCTGGTCGAATGCGATGCGATCACTGACCCGACGCTGACGACCGAAACTGAAAAGCGAATCGACGGCATCACGTTCGACGACAGCGGCAACCCGGTGACGTATCAGATGCTTCGTCGTCACCCCGGCGACATCGGTGCGCAGTCGAACGCGAAGCCGCAGAACATCGACGCGGCGTACATGATTCACTGGTTCAGGGCTGACCGACCGGGCCAGTTGCGCGGCATTCCTGAAGTGACGCCCGCGCTGCCGCTGTACGCGATTCTGCGACGCTACACGCTGGCGACGCTGAGTGCTGCGGAAATCGCGGCGCTGTTCGCGTTGTTCTTGAAGACGAACAGCGCGGCAGTCGATCCCGCCGAGATTGACGAATGGCTGTCGCTTGAAATCAATCGCGGGGCGATGACGACGCTGCCGGATGGCTGGGATATTTCGCAGCTTGAAGCGCGACAGCCGACGACCGGATACGATGCGTTCATCAGCACGGTGCTGCGTGAGATTGCCCGATGCCTTGACATGCCGTTCAACGTCGCTGCGGGCGACAGCAGCAAATCGAACTTCGCAAGCGGGCGACTTGACCACAAGAACTATCAACGCAGCATCGAAGTCGACCGACAGTTCATGCGACGCGTCGTGGTCGACAGAGTCTTTCGCGCGTGGCTTGACGAAGCAGTGCGCGTGCCCGGCTTGCTGCAAGGCGCGCCGCCTATCATCGACTGGCAGTGGGACTGGTATTTCGCGCCGTACGTGTGGGACGATCCAGAGAAGGAAGCGAACAGCCGTTCGACGCTGCTGGCGCACGGGCTGACGACGTTTGCACGCGAGTCGGCGACCGTGCTGGGCATGGATTGGCAAGAAGTCATGGAACAGCAAGCGAAGTGCTTGGGCATGACTGTCGAAGACTACCAGCGACGGCTTGCGGAAAAGCTGCTCGCAGTGCAAGGGGCGACGAACCAGCAAGGCGCTGGCAACGCGAACAGCAACGCAGCAAAGTCGACCGACGCTGCAACCGTGGGAGAATA